TGAACCAGTGCGAGGTCATGTTCTTCTTACCGGTTGCCGCAACAATCTGGGCAGCGGTAACACCCAGTTCTGACCGGGCATTACGGAAATAATCAATCAGGGGTGTCAGCACCTGCTGTTTCAGTTCATCGCATTTCCGAGCGTAGGCGTCTGGTTTGTATGGCCCCTGATAATGCTCTGCAAATAATATCCGTTCAGTCGCGGGGAAATACGCTCTCAGGCTTTCTTTGTTGCAGCCCTTCCAGCGCCCTTCAGGCTTAGCCCAGATGATGTGGTTAAGAATGTTGAAGCGGTTACGCATCATGATTTCAATATCAGATGCGAGTCGATGCCCTGAAAACAGATAGATGCTCCCGTTAGGTTTTAACACCCGCCAGAACTCCGCCAGGCAGCAATCCAGCCACCTTAAATAATCTTCATCCCCTTTCCACTGATTATCCCAACCTAGCGGCTTTACTTTGAAATACGGCGGGTCAGTAACAATCAGGTCAACTGAATCGCATGGCATGGTTTTGAGCACGCTCAAACAATCGGCATTGAAGAGTTCAATGCCAGGCTTATTTATCCTTTTTTTCAATCAAAAATCACTCAGTCTTGAAGCCAGAATAAAACCGTTTGCAGGCACTCGTACCCCCTCATTACCTAGCCTTCGACGATAAGCTCAAAGTAACCTTTAACAGGGTTTAGAGACTCTTATGAGATTGGGGCTTTTGAGGTAAAAGAAGGATAATCATAAACTTATAGAGATGCCTCCCAGTTGGTCAAACCCGGGACGGTCAGGGACTCACCCTTGAGTATTACTGGGTAATAAGCAGCACTACGTTGAGGCCACTCTTATCACATTACATATCTTTTTGCGTACGCGTTAGATAAAAAAATGACATCTATAAAAAAAAGGTGTATCAAAAAGGAGTAATGAGGGAACGGCTAGCGTATACTGTATACTCATACAGTACTTGATAGGATTTATCGATGAATAAGATTGCGAGATTTTTACTGACTGCAAGTTCAATTGCACCGGTCGGGATCACTCTAATTTTTATTGGTTTTATTAAAGATAAGCCCTGGCTTGTATGGTCATCCCTTACTGTATGCATAGCGAGTTTTGTCTCTGTTGTTTTCTTTCTATGCTATGCAAACAACAACGTCACGCCTTTATATAAAAATATAAGCTCTATCTCACCAGCTAACAAAGAAGTAACTAACTATTTTTTAAGTTATTTATTCCCACTGTTAGGTACTGACTCGATAGCGGATAAGTGGCAATATGCTGTATTTTTTTATGTTTCATTGATAATTTATGTAAGCTTTTCAGAAAACTACAATTTCAATCCACTGATATCTCTCTTAGGTTACAAATTTTACGAAGCTGAAGATGATACTGGTGTTGGTTTTGTTCTTATTTCTAAAAATGTCATTACAGATGTACAGGGAAAGGATTTTGAAGTAATTCAATTAACTGATTACACCTTCATCCAAGTAATAAGGAAATAACATGCCTCTTTTCGCAGTAATGAAAAAAACTTCGGCTGTGCGCATCTATCGTATTGACACTGACCAAAAAACTGACAAAAAAATCACTACTATCTTTAAACAGCAACTGACTGATTTTGAGAATGAATATTCTAAAATATTGCCTTTCGTTGCTGGCTACAATCCCGACTCTGATGAGTGCAGCATTATAACTAACTTTGTTGAAGCCGCACCTTTGTTGGATGCGGTAAAACGTAGCACTGCTATACCTAAGTGGGATGACAATATAGGGCTTGATGATGTCACAGCGCTGTTTATGGCTCCTGACTACCCAGCCGATAAAGAAAAAATAGCCATTCAGATATTTAGCAAAAAACAAATTTTAAAATCATCCAAATACTTATGGCTTAACAATAACGTATTTAGCATGTCTGACTTATTAGGTTTCAATATTGATGACAAGCTTGTAGCTATAATCGAAAGCCAATCTATTAAGTTTCGAAGCTTTACAAGCTTGAGAAGTATTTTTGATATGAATCAATACTTTGCATTAGCTACAAAGCAGGACATTGATAATTTTACTAAGCATACAGCTTTCGATGTTCCTCAAGGATTCGACATGAACCTAGTTGCGGATAATGTCATAAGAAAAAAAGTAGCATTAATAAACAAAAGTAAAATACTTGACACTCAACCGGTCAATAAAATTGAAACAGCAGCTAACAATTTAAATTTCCCATTAGTCACATCAGGTGCTGGAAATGCCAAAAAAATCGTCATGCCTACTGATAAAAAACTCATTAAAGACCTTCTTGATTTTTTAGATGAAGATTATTTTAATTCAGAGTTAACACAAGTAAGATACCGTTCTAATTCTAAAAGAATTGCATAATAAAAAGGCCCTAGGGCCTTTTTTCGCAGCTTAAATTTTTACATCTAACATCGACAAACAACCATCCACAAAGCCTTCTGCTGTTTGTAACTCTTTTCTTATTTTACCGTCTGAACATTTTCTTTTTCTAGCAATGCAACGTAGAGACATGCCTATCACGTAATGTGCTATCAATAATTCATATTCTTCTGGCCTTTGTTTTTTCAAACGCGCTACACAACCATCAATAATCAAGGCGTCATCATCACAACATTGAATTCTTGAGCTTTTACCATAAGGAATTAAACCTTTAAAACCTGCGGCTATAGGTTTCCAATCAACCCCACTACTTTCTGCCGCCGCCCATGCGCCCCAACCATCTAACATTCGTGACATGTCACGCATTAGTATCTCCACACATTTAGTTTTTTGATGAACCAATAACACCGACCGCTATTGCGTAATCGAGGAACCGAAACAGAAGCACAATCTGACTGCCATATTTCGCCTTAAACGCTCTTACATCCCGGTGCAACTCATCGTGATGCGCTCTGCAAAGCGGTATCACAAATAAGTCGTGGGATTTCGTACCCATTCCCCCCTGTCCATATCCAATGATGTGATGCGGGTCGTCTGCCTGCATATTGCAGCACGCGCACGGCTGTGACTTTACCCATCGCGTGTATTTAGCGTTTTCCCAGCGACGGCGTTTAGGTCGCAGCATGAATGACTCTGGCGACTCTGGGTCGGCCTGTAGCGTGATAATCCTTTTAACTTCCTGCCCAGCTTCCTGAATGATTTCTGTGGCCGGACGCACTGGCGCGATCAGCGACTCTTTAAGCTCGCCTTGTGGTATAGCGTCTTTTGACATGCGCAGAACTCGCCGTGCCGGTGCCTCTGGAATCAGATCAACCACGTTATTCAGTGACGCCCACCAGCATAATTCCGGTAGTGTAAGCAGGTGGTCGCCGTGTAGCGCCATCTGGTTGCATGCCACTTTAATGATCCACAGCGCGGCGTTCCGTTTCGCGATGGCATCCATACGGCCCGGCATGCCGTTTTTCATGAACTCAGTATCATGGCTGCAGCAGATCGATACCGGCCCACTCTCAGTCTCTGCCATCGTGAATTCGTGATAGTGCCAGGTTCCCAGTTGTTCCCATTGGCAGTAACCGAGTGACTGAACATATAACGCCAGTGCATTTGGCCCACCAGCAGCCGCAATAACGCGTTCATGACTGAAAAACGCAGCCAGTGAGGGTTCATCCAGTAACGGCTGCGTACTGTCGTTTAGTAGCCCTGACGGTTTGTCTGTCAGGTCCATTGTTGGCGTGCTGATCACTACACGCCCCTTAAAAAGTTTTAGTAGGTCCGGCCCCGGCTTAAACAGCACAATCCCTGTGCGTGGTGCAACCTCGGGAGTTAGTAACGCTCTCATTCTCTCCCCTACACTGCCAGTTGCAGTTGCATATTGAATCGGTCCCGTTGCTCACAGTAATTCAGTGAGCCGGGGCTGTTGTGTGACTCGATACGTTCGACCATCAATGCAGCGCGGGTTTCTTTTGATGCCGGGGCATACGCTCCTGACCATGACTTATCGATACCAATGTTTCTGGCAACGTTAGTGCTATCAGCGCTCGCCAGCGGTAGTTTGGTGAAGATAAGTGGGTTAAGCATGCGCAGTCCGTGAAGCTTGGCGATGGGCTGGCCGAACTCGTCTGTAACATGCCGAATCAGGTCTTTCATGCGTGCTACAGCCAGATTTGGCCGTTTAACATCGTACTCTCCGCAACTACCAATCGCCACGCGCGGATACTCATTGCACAACCGGATGAATCGTTCATCGCTCTCGTTCATGTGCCATACCGGTACGCCATAGAAATCACCGTGTGGCCACTCATCAAGCAACGCTTCGTTCTCTGCTTCTCCGCCGTCGATTACGTCCGGGATAATGGCAAAATCAAATCCGGGATGGTTTTTCCAGCGCGCCACGAACTCGTAATAATCCGACCAGTCAATTTTGTTACGGCCAGCGGCTTTCCAGGCAGTAAACGCGCCGTTATCCAGCGAGAATGATTGGCAGATTTCAGAGGCGAGATTTATCTGGCCCGCATGAGCAAATGAGATGAATGCATGCCTGCCTTTCCATGCCCGGATGGCGCAGGTATCAGGCGTGATTGGTCCGCCGTGGTAGTGGATCATGCCGCCCTCCCAATCAGACGTTTGAGTAGGCAGTGTGTCGCAATCAACCCAGCTGCCAGCGATACCAGAATTGCGCATGCGTATCTGTATGCTGGGCAGCTGATTGCCAGCCAACTGAGGCATCCACTCAGCACCCAGGCTAAAGCGCATATCACCAGCACCGCTAAAAAGTCATTTTTCACTGCGACTCTCCCATGTCCGGGATAATCAGTTGACCTGCGACCTCGCGCACGGCCTGACGCAGCATGCGGTAATTTGACCAGCAATCACGGTCGGTCTGTTCCACCAGCTCGATGAACTCCTGAACAGTGCATGGCTTGTCCTGCCTAAAAGCAATCAGCACGCTGGAGAACCGCTGCAACTGCTCTGCCACCACTTCTTGATCATCATGCTGCTCAGATAACCACTGCTTGATCGCCTGGTCGTCCTGGTGTTGCTGGATGAATCGCAGGGCTGACTGGATGGTTTCCTCTGGGACAACTACGTGCTCAGGGTGCTCTACAGAGTCTGCAGCCCACGTGTGTGCATATTTGGACTGAGCGTAGGTGTATTGGGATTTGATTTTGAACGCCGCCTGAATACAGGCCCAGACCTCTACGCCGCTCTTCTCCAGGATTTCATGTTTCAGCAGCGGCAGGTCATCACCCTCGTCGTTCTCCGGCTGATTACCATCTTCAACCTCGCTTTTCAGGTGCTCTCGCGGCTCGCCGTCTTTGGGTGCGGGCCATGTGCGCGCCTTGTTCACACTCAGTTTTAGCTTCATCGCGGCGTTAAGCTCTTCTTCCGTGATGCCTGCTCGACGAATGGCATCCCAAAGCAAAAACTGAAGGTCAGCCCACTCTGAGAGGTCATCTGGCGCGTCCGCTGCTTCCAGCGCTTCTTTCGCTAGGTGCTTGAGGGGACCGATTGGCCCTACATCGCCGAATGTTTCCTGTGACCATGCAGCATGCTCTGCACGGATTTTCTCACGCAGTTTTGCTGGTGAGCTTATGGCTGCAGCTTTGGTCAGTTTTTTCTTGCCGGTGGCTTTGGCCTTTTCCAGTTCCGTTTTTGCTACCCTGCCAGCTGACGCGCCATGTTCACGCACCAGCGCGACCGCAGTGGTGGCGGCAACCTCTTTGTTTTTGACCAGCGCGATCAGCTCATCACCAGACGTCAGCAGCGCCAGATGATTTTCAACGTCAGTGATCGACCGTTTCACTTTTTTGGCAATCTGAGCCGGTTCCCAGCCCTGATTAATCAGGCGTTGATATGCCGCTGCTCGTTCCAGTGGTTCAAGTGCGCGCCCCTGACTGGATGTGACCATGAACGCGATGCGGTCAGCCTCACTGCCCACGAAATCTTTGCATTCCAGACGGATGTCATAACCGGCCTCCTGCGCCAGTTTTGCGCCGTAGTAACGGTGATGGCCATCGATGATTTTTATTCCCTGTTCCGTTACCTGCACAGCCAGCGCAGGTACCTGCTCACCAGCCATGTATGCATCACGGAATTCTTCTACGTGGGCCTGATCGATTTCCCTGACGTTATACCCTGGCTCGACATATAGCCTGTCGACGCTCATCAGGTAGGTTTTGCGGGTTGTAAAATCTGTATCTTTTTTGGTTTTCTTGTCGTAAAGCTTGGATAAAGTAGTCATTTTTGAAATCCCTTAATATCCGCGAAACCCTTCCGGGATGGCGTAATCGACTGGTGAAATGTCTGTGACTGACCGCTGAACCGGACCGAGCCGGACCACTAGCTCATCCCATTTTTCGCGGAGTTTTGCAGGGCTGAGGATGTTCCGGCACCAGAACGGATCGTTCTGAACGCGTTTGAACATCTTGCAAATCTGGAAGTGTGTGCGCTGGTCCTGTGAGCACATCAGGCGCACGTCATTCGCCCACGCAGCCCAGTTCGGCTCTTTGGGCCTTGCCAGTTCGCCGTCAACCTCTGCCGCTTTCTCGTAGAGGTGTGTGATCTGCCCCCAGATCCATTCCGCGCACTTCAAGTCCTCATGACTGCCCCACTGGCGTTTCTTCTCGCTGTAAACCACCGCGTCGGGAAAACGTGCCAGGAATTGATCGGGGTTATCCACCGGCGAGTCGTCCGGTGCCGAAGCGTCCGGACAAGAGGGGTTTTTATCTAATGGATCATGTTTTGATCTTACTGACGGATCGTCGCCAGATTCTGGGGGGTGAAAACCCGTTTTCTGGCCGGATTTTGACAGGTGAAAATTTGACGCATCAAAATTTGGTGCATCAGATTTTGACGTGTCAGATTTTGATGTGTCAGATTCTGACGCATCAGATTCTGGCTGGTGAACAGCAGCGGCTTCGCGCAGTTTCCTGACGTTTAGCTGATACATGTTCGAGGTGTTGCGGTTGCCCTTACGCCGTGGCGTACTGTTCAGCCAGCCATCAGCCTCCAGCTTGCGTATTGAGGTGCGTACAGTGCTTGGACCAGCCCCAATCTGCCGGGCGATTGTGGCAATCGACGGCCAGCAAACCCCCTCATCACTTGAGAAATCAGCCAAGCGCGCCATGATGGCCACGCTGGTGATTTTCATGCCTGACGCCGCGCAACCGTCCCAGACGTATGCAGACAATTTCACGCTCATCCAACTCTCCTGAACTTCTGGCCCCACAGATTGCGGGGCTGGACGCAGACATGCGGATAGCCTGGACGCCTGAACAGCACCCTGTTATTCGCTACATCAACGCCAATGGTTTCAACAATCACACCGCGTGGGTCGGCATAGCGCGCAACCCACGGCTGAATAATCTCGTCTGATGGCTGGGGCATTTAGCCCCCTGATTTACGTAATGTCTGGAGGTGCTCACCCACAGCCCACTCCACAAAACTGTGGTTAACGGTGTGATGGCCATCAGGTAAATTGAGCGCGTAACGAAATGGCTGCTTACTGCTCCCGCCAGTCATTGGCAGGCAGCGGAATTGCGGATAGTTTCGGGATCTGTTTAAATTGTTCACGCGATTATTTCTCCACACTAATTGATGTAGTCGCCGAAGGCGCTGGGCTGCAACCCGGCGCTTTCACTTTTCTGAAGCACAGAAAACTTTGTAAACCAGCGTTGTATGCTCCTGTAATTTCGTAATGGCACGGTGTAGCTCCTCGTCAATCAATTCGCGCTCATGCGGCTCTACCACTCCATCCTCAATAGCTGCCCTTACCTGCTGTGAATAACGGGTGATCTGCTCTATAGCCTCCAGCAGTCGCTGATTGATATCGCCGTAATCCACCTCCTCAACATCTGGTAATGGCACGAACACGCCGCCAGAGGTTTTCGCTATGGCTGTTGCGATGTGATGACTGCCAGCTGCATGCTGTAACAGTAGAGACCAGCCAATCGGGAATAACTGGTCACCACCAGCGCGCAGCCGGTTGAAAATGGCATCCTCAGTTACGTCCAGAATTTCAGCAGCTTCAGCATATCCACCAGACAGACCGGCGACAGTTTTTCGGATCGCCTTAATCATCCATGCTGGCTGCCGCTCAGCTTTCCATTTCGGTTCATTACCCACGGCTCAACTCCTCCAGTCGTGGTTCGAAAAGCGGCACCAGTTCGGGATAATCACTAGCCTCGAACCTAAGTTCGTTTTTTGTAATTTCGGAAATCAGCAGCGCAAATTTCCACGGGATTGGGTCCGACCACCCGCTAACGCTGGATTTAGCGATGTTTAGATATCGCGCTGTTGCTGTAACTCCACCGTAATAATTCAACACCTCAGATTTATTCATAACCCTCTCATCCGTAAAAGCGAACTCAGTGAGTTTAAGTGAACGGAGGCTAGTTGGTCAATAATTCAAACACTAATAGTTCAGAAAAGCGGACGGCAATGAAGCAGCAATTTCAAACCATCAGTGATCGTATTGTGAGTAGAATGCAGGAACTCAATCTGCGCAGTAGGGATCTCGTAGCTGGAACCGGAGCGTCAAAAAGCACCGTAAGCCAGTGGGTCAATGGCAACAATAACCCTTCTGCAACACATATTCCCAAATTGGCTAGCATTCTCAACGTAACGGAAACTTGGTTAATAAATGGCGGGAACTACTCACAAAGAGGTAACAGAAATGAGATGGATCAAAGGCCAATCCAGAAAATCCCTCTAATCTCGCTATCGCAGGCGGGGGACTGGAGAAATCTAATGATTCAAAACCCCAAATTTTCAAAATGGACAACCGTTACTGATGACGTATCCCCCCATGCGTTCTCTGTAGAAATGGACAATGACTCTATGGCTGGTCTCATACCAGAGGGAGCCATCGTGATTTTCGACCCCGATACAACGCCCAAATCAGGTCAAATTGTTCTGGCAAACGTTGGTAATGCAGCGGTGATTAAAAAACTAGTGATTGATGGTCCAAGCGCATATCTCGCCCCCGTAAATTCTGGTTATAAAACCATTGAGTTAGAATCGCTTTCTCAGATCGTTGCAACTGGCGTCTCAGTTCAAACAAAACTGCCATAACCCTTCAATTGACATCTCAAAATGGCCGTATAAACGGCCCCACCCGCTTGCGTCCGCAAAAACGAACGAATTTAATTGACCGAATCGTCCGTAAATGCGAACATCTGTTTTGCCACTGAACTACGTTGAGAAATGACGCTCTCAGCCCCGCTGAGTTTGCGCCCTCTTACAAAAACTTTTTAGTGTGGAGAAACGGCGGCGGGCTATTGCAGTAGCCCACCAGCCATAATCGAGGAAATGATTATGATCCAGGACATCGACGACCTGATTACTGAAATTTTCGATGAATACCCCCAACCACGCCTCATCTGTAACACTCCTGGCGATTACATACCGAGGCTGGTTTCGCAGCTCAACCTAAGACGCACCGCACGCATCGACCCATCTCCTACCCGCTCCCCGGCAGGTTCCAGTCTTGCTCAGCAGGAGGCGCAGTTATAAAAAAACTCGCCCAATATCGCCGCAGCAACGGCCCGAACGCCGGTTTTAGCGAAAAACTCGCCTGGCAATTATCAAAAGGCCCGGCGACAGGCCGGAAGCTGGCGGAACGGTTTGGCATGAGCCTGCGTGAGTTCAATCGCCTAGTCATTAATACGATGCGGCATGGCGGCAAAACGCTGCAGGTTGAGGCCTCCAATCCGGTCAGTCTCGGTGGCAATTCTATCGACCGCACCTACACGCTGATCAGACGTCCACGCCGGATTGCTCCGCAGGCACTGCCGCCGATGGTCATTAACCAGAGCAATGACCGGTCCGAAGAGGCTATTAAGCGCCACCGTGCTGCGGCTAAACGACGCGCCCGACTGATTGCGAGCGGGATTTACATGGAATGCATGGATTGAGGGGATTGAGATGAGCAAAGTAAAACGTTACGGCTATCTGGGCATTATCGAGGAGGCAGATGGCGAAGTGGTCAAGTGGGAAGACTACGCGGCACTGAACGAACAAGGTGACGCGCTGGCAGCTGAGAGCGCGGCGCGGGGCGAAATCATCGAGCGCTTGATTGGTCAATTCAGTGCGGCGGGTTATCACGCCATACAGAATTCACTGAATCCAGCACAGTCACTGCTATACGACGCAATGCAGGTGCTAAAACAGCCAGCCACCAACGCCTACCTCAACTCTGTGCGAGCTGAGGGTGTGGAGATGGTTAAGTCTCATCCAGCGATAACTCTATGCAACCTCACGCATGTCTGTGAAGAAATAGCCAACCAACTCCGCGCCGGTAAGGATGGTGAGTGATGGACGCAGCAGCTAAAAAGAAATACCTCTCCAAAATCCAAAAATTGATGCGCCTTGCTGAGAACACCAGCAACTCTGCAGAAGCTGCCAGCGCCATGTCAAAGGCGCAGGCATTCATGCGGGAGCATGGCCTGAGTGAATCAGAGGTCGTATTCTCTGAAATCAGCACCAGTGAAAGCAAAAGCTCTCCAAGCGATGCAGATAAACTACCTCTTTACATGATCTACCTTACTCAAACTATCGAAAAGGCCTTCGCTGTGAAATGTCTTGTGAGCTGGAGAGTAACCCCAAGCTACCGCTATAAGCGCGTCGTTAAATTCTATGGCCTGGATGGACGTGATATCGCAGCTGCGTACATTTTTGACGTCCTAACGCGCCAGATTAAGCAGGCTCGAAAAAGTTTCATGAATAGTAACTGCGAGAGCTGGCTTGCCCCAAAACGTAAGGCGGCATTAGCTGACCAGTTTTGTGAGGGCTGGGCCTCTGGTGCATATCACGCAGTCAAAGAGCTGGTTATTAACGAAGAGCAGGAATCCAAGATGAGCGCCTACGCGCAGAAGCTGCGAGATGAGGGTTTTGGTAAAGCCAAGTTCCGTAATAGTAAAGATGCTGACAGACCCTCTCGTGCTAAATATCTCGGTTATCAGGAAGGCAAACACGCAAAAGTGTTTCATGGGGTTGATGGTAGCAGTAATGGCCCTGCGCTAATCGATGTGGCGTAGTGACTATCAGTGAATGCCTATTGAGCTTTGTGGCTGACATTGTGCGCACCGTTAAGCAAGTAAGAAACAGAAACTAACATTGAAACGCCGTGACCTGTCACGGCTCAGCAGACCTGTTGCAGCGGGGATGTGTGGAGAGAACGAGATGTCTGATATTGAAAACGTGATAATTTCTGATGCCGATATCGAAAAAATAACCGGCTATAAAATCCCCTCAAAACAATGCCAGTGTCTGAAACAGGCGGGTATATTTTTCGTGGTTCGCCGTGATGGTCGTCCGAGAACAACATGGCAGCATTTCAATGATCCAATATCGTCACGGAAAGCCCCTGAAGCCAGCTTTCCTGAACCCAACTTTGGAGCACTGGATTAATGGCGCGCGTTCGCAAAAACGCTGCAGATGCCTGGATGCCGCCACGCGTTTATCGCGGTAAGTCAGCCTATGAGTTCCATCCAAAAAACGGTGGTGCTATACGCCTCTGTGCGCTGGATGCGGCCCAGTCTTCTGTATGGGCGGCATATGAGGCGCTGATAAATGAGATACCTGATGACAGGCTGCTGGCGTCATTGGCTGAGCGTTTTTTCAGATCGGCTGATTTTTTCGAACTGGCACGTGAAACACAGCGGGACTACCTGAAATATTCAAAAAATGTTTTAGCTGTTTTCGGGGCTATGCCTTCTGATGCAATCAGGCCAGAGCACGTCAGAAAGTACATGGACAAACGCGGTTTAAAAAGCCGGGTGCAGGCCAACCGGGAAAAAGCGTTTATGTCCCGCATGTACCGCTGGGGCTATGAGCGTGGCATGGTCAAAGGCAATCCAACTAAAGGGGTTAAGAAGTTCAAGGAGGTGTCCAGAGATAGGTATGTGACCGATGCAGAGTACCAAGCTCTCTATTCATGTGCGTCTGATGTGGTGAAGATCGCTATGGAACTGGCCTACCTCACCTGCTCGCGTCAGGGTGATATTCTCGCAATGAAAAAGAGTCAGATCATGGATGAGGGGATACTGATCAAACAGAGTAAAACCAGTGTTGCTCAGATCAAGGCGTGGTCGCCACGGTTTGCAGCAGCTATCAAAATGGCAGCTGAACTACCACTCAAACCAGGTATGAGCAGTATTTTCATCATCCACCAGCCTAACGGTTCTGGCTACACCCGAGATGGATTTAATAGTCGCTGGAGTGCTGCACGTGAAGTAGCAAAAATTAAATTTCCAGAATTACTTTTCGATTTCACGTTTCACGATTTGAAGGCAAAAGGCGTGTCTGATCTTGAGGGTGATTTGTATGAGAAGAGGGCAATAACAGGGCATAGGAACGTGGAGCAGACTGCGGCATATGATCGAAAAATTACTGTGGTACCAGTGGTTGGAGGACAGACAAGGAGCAGATAAGAGAGGTTAGTCCTCTTCATCACTTATTGGTGTGGCAGGAATAATAATTGGTTGAGGTTGCTTTAACGAATTATTAACCTGACCAAACAAATCAAAATCGAACCATGAAACATGCGATATTTCATCGGCTGAAAATATTATATCCATTTTGCTGCTTATCTTAATAGGCTTAACTGAATTAGCTGTAGCAGCAGATTGAGTCATGACATAACCTGGGTAAGCATTTGTAAACTCAATAATTAAATCGTTTTTATTTCTAAAACCTGACATGAGTGGGAAAATTGACAACGCACTGTTAGCACCCTCATCTTCTGTGGGCTCGAGAATCCCATTAACGATCCCCACGTAGACCTTTCTTGACTGAAGTGTAATTAGTATTGGTTCTTTTGGATCAGCCTCTATGCAGTCTATAAGCATCATATCTAAGCTTCCCGCAGAGAGTGTTTTCCTTAACACTCTAAGTCTTGCCGCATGCCTGATGCTCTCGTGAGTATCCTTTTTATAGGCCCACCCGCGCACAAAATCTTTGCATTTTATCAGGGCAACCCAAGCTAGCGACGAAAGTACACTGCATAATGATATTATGACAAGCCAAACTTCTGCTTTATTAGCGTCGACGATTTTTTTTATTCTTAACGATTTGGATATTTCTTCAATTAGATGGAACTCTGGATAGAAATACTTGAGCGAAGCTGCAATGGTCATAACTGCTATAACAGTAAACGACCCAAAAGCAGCCACTTTAAGATAGAGAAGCTGGCCATCATATTTATGCAGCTGATAGAAATGGTACAGGTTAGCAACTACTAAAATGTAGCCGCTAACCAGTATAGGGATCAGAAGAAGTGCAAACAACTAAGCCTTCCTTGGTTCCGGAGCTCCTGCAAGAGCTTCCATACTTTTTTGCTGACGGACCAAGGCAGTTTTATTCACGATAGCAAAAGCTTTACGCTGCATTTCCTGGACTTCAGGCAGACCAGCGAGTTCTTGTGAAGGTATGAATACCTCTCCACGACCTCCGACCCTGACTTTTGCCGTAGCGGTGTTGTCCTGCTTTGTAAATGCTCTTCTAAACATGCTGCTGATTGACATGGTACTCTCCTTACAGCTTGTTGGCTGTCATGCGTAAGCATATGCAAACGATAAAATTTTGCAACTATTTATCGCATGTCATTCTTTACGTAAGGACGTGTTCAAACTCTGTGAAGCGATAATGTAACGAATAACAAACATATTATCCTCCTACGAGATTTAAAATGTGCTACAGCAATCTCTGCATACAACTTCTCTTAAATCAAATCTTACCACTCTCACTTTGGTTATGCAGGTATTGAAGCAATACTGAGATCAGTGCCTTAATGAGCAAAACGGTGCGAATGATATTAGGAAGCAATATTAGGAATGTAGTTGTAAAACACAAAAAAACCGCCCTTATGAGGCGGTCATACGACACTGCTTATCATTGATTTTATTGGTAATTCGATATGGTGCCCGGGGCGGGACTTGAACCCGCACAGCCTTACAGCCGAGGGATTTTAAAT